TTATTAGTTACCGAACCAATCGATGTAACCATAGTATGCTCTGTAACTATAACGCTTACATTACCATCAGCAGAAACAGAATAAGTTCCAAGTGAAATGTTTGCTTGAGATCCTGTTACATCTATATCAGCAGTTATTTCAAATGTTACATCATTAGTTGATAGTGTTAGCTCAGATCCTGTTACTGAAACATTAGCATCTGCTGTAGAGTTTTCTTCACCAATATCTAAAGTTAAGACTGAACCCGTTACGTCTACGATTGCTCCTGATACAGTATTTACTGTTCCTATTGAAGATGTCATTTCAATACCAGTAACCGCAACATCCGGAGCGGGATCTACTTGACCAATAGAAGAAATTAAAGATATTCCTGCCACTGAAACATTTGCATCTGCTGTAACAATTTCCTCTCCAATAGATGTTTGTAATAAGAAACTTGGAAGAGTTCCAGCACCTGTTGTCGTAAACACTTCAACAGAAGGTATGAAGAAAGTAGCAGGACTTTGAGAAGCAAAAGGAGCTTCTCCAAAAGCAGTTAATGTATCTTGTGTAGTTTCTTTATTAGATATAGATAATTCAAGACCTGTAATAGGCACACCTACATTTATGTCTTCTTCTCCTATAGCTGTGGTTAATTGAGAACCGGTTAAAGTGAAAATTGTAGAAGAACCTGCAACAGCTCCTCCATTGCTTGAAGTTGCCTGAATACCTGTAACATTTACATTAGCATCACCAACATTGGATTCTTCACCCATTGATCCTGTAAGCACATTACCTTGAGGATAAGCAATGGCATTATTATCTTCTGCTGAAAAGGCCGCTTCAGAATATGCGGTATTACCAAAAGCCATAGACTAGGCTCCTTTTTGTTCTTGATCGAATCCTTCTTTTAACATTTCAGAGGTAGTTTTTTCTTCCTCTGGAAGTTCTTTGCTAAGTAGATCAGAGTAGTGTTTTTGTAAAACTTCGCAATCAGTAAATTCTAAACTTAATTGATTTTTCTTTACAACAATGTTTTGTAATTTTTGTAAATACACTTTACCTTGATCAGATAACTTTTCACTATCGTAATGTTTTTTGTCAAAATTAAATATCATTACATCTCTTCTAATTTGAATCTGTATTTTTTACCAGACTTATTATTTAAAATATATAAATGTTCAGCACCCTCTTGAATAGTCCAGTTACCTTTTGTACCATCAATAGCATTACCTTCTTCTTTTCCTTCGTTAGATAAATGTAAGTCACCAGTGTATACGTTTCTCCAAACGTTGTCAGAAGCTCCAAGATCAAATGTATCAGAAGTATTAGGTAAAACGTGATCTGATGTGACATTTCCTGTAGTAGTAATTGCTCCTGTGACAGTCAATGTAGAACCGTCAAATGTCATGTTTGCTTCAGCATTCATCGCATCTGTGCCTGTTGCAGTAAGAACTCTATTATTGGATCCATTGGTCATGAAGTCTGATACATCAACAGCAACTGCATCAGCAGTGACATCAATTCCTGTACCAGCTCCGACAGCTAATGATCCAGATGTTGTGACAGATCCTGTTAATCCATTTCCACCAGAAACAGAAGTTACAGTTCCAGTGTTTGTTGTAAATCCAGAGTCATTATTAAAACCTGAAATTGCAATATTTGCTTTAGTTAATTTTCTTTGAGCATTTGATGTATCAACAACTACAAAAAAATCTCCATCTCCATTTGTAGTTGAAGTAGATAATTCTGATAAGTCCACCGAAACAGTATCTGCAGCAACATCAATTGCAGTTCCTGCACCAACGTTAAGTGTAACAGTGCCTGTAGTTCCGCCACCTGTTAAACCATTACCTGCTGTAACACCTGAAATATCTCCAGGTAAGTCATTATTAAATATACTTAAATTAATTTCTTGTGCTGCTTTTCTTTTTTGAGAACCTGCATCTAGAACTATAAATTCATCTGTACCAACCATAGCTTCAGTCATGTCAGTTGCTTCTGATAAATCCACAGCAATAGACGGAGTTGCTCCTTCTCCTGCTCCACCTACATCAATTAAGGCTCCCGCTGTTAGTGAAGCTACATAGTTTCCAGTTGTATTTGTAGTTAAGGTAACTGTGTTTAAAGTTGCAATCGATCCTAACCCTAAAGAAGTTCTAGCAGTTGCTCCAGATTCAGCTACAAAATTTGATCCATCACCAACAATAAAATTACCATTAGCTACAGCTAAACCCGCAACGTCTTGAAGTTGTTGGTCTAATCTCGCATTAGGAACAGTTCCGCTTGCTAAGTTTGATGCGTTTAAATCTGTTAATGCACTTCCATTAAGTGCTGGCAAAGTAGCTGGGAATCTTGCATCTGGCACAGTTCCCGAACTTAAATTAGAAGCATTTAAAGAAGAACCATCAATAAATCCACTATCATTATTAAAACCAGAAATATTAATATTTCCTTTTGTAAGTTTTTTCTGTGCGTTAGCAGCATCTACTACTGCAAAAAAATCTCCATCAGCGTCAGATGTAGATGTAGTTAATTCTGAAAGATCAACATCTATTTGATCAGCTTGAACATCTATTAAGTTTCCGGCTCCAACGTTTAAAGTAACATCTCCTGAAGATCCGCCACCTGTTAAACCATCCCCAGCTGTAACGCCTGTAATATCGGCAGAGATAGTTTGATATTCTAAAGCTGTTGCACCACTGTTTACAGCTAAAACTTGGTTAGCTGTCCCAATAGCTGTTAAACCTGTACCACCTTTTGTTGTTGGTACCGTTGGTAACCTATCTGATGATAAAGTTCCTGAAGCAACATTATCTGCATCTAAGTTTGTTAAAGCACTTCCGTTTAATGCAGGGAGTGTTGCTGGAAATCTTGCGTCTGGCACTGTGCCTGAAGCTAAATTATCTGCATTTAAATTTGTTAAGTTACTTCCATTGTTTGCAACAATGTTTCCACTTGAATCTAGGATAACGGCTTTGGAAGCAGGTAAAGTACAGAAAACATTTTTTGTTCCTGCACCAAAGTTTACTGCAGAGTCACTATTTGACGAAGATATAATAGTATCTCTCGATAAAGTGTCTGTAGCTGCATCGGTTACAGTTCCAAGACCAACTTCGAACTCACCGTTTTCGTTAACGATAGCGTAATAAGTGGTATTAGAATTACCAATACCTGTAACGAACGATTCAAAACCGGATACCGCTCCCGCTAAATCAAATGTACCTGTACCTGTTGTGGTAGAGGTTTCTTTTACTCTATCGTTTACTACCAAAGCCATTTTAACTCCTATTTATTATGCAATTCTTAAAATTGCAGCAGATGTTGTGAATGCAGGGAACTGGATTGTAAATGTTCCAGAAGTTGCAGTCTTATCTCCGCCAAAATCTAACACAGCTACTGCTTCAGTAGTACCTGTACCACCGTCAGTTGTTGTATTGTAAATCAAAGCACCTCTAGCTGTTAGTGTAACACCAGTGAATGATAAATCAGAAAAGTCAGTGATTGCTACTCCTGATGAAACTTTTACACCGCTATTAACTAAAGCTTTTCCACCAGCAGAATATCCTGAGGGTGATGAAACTTCGTTTGTTGTTGCGTAGTTAGTTGTTGATGCACCTAATGTTGCAACTGAAGTGTACATTGCTAATTTAAATGTATCTCCACCTGAACTATCAAAGTCGTGTTCACCAGCTAACAATTGCTTTTTGAATGAATTGCAAATTGCGTTAGTTGTTATTGCCATAATTGTTCTCCTTTAAAATTACGTATTTGGTGATGGTGAAGGTATCTTAATTCTAGGTACCCCATCATCATATTCCGCACGTCTTCTTCTCCCCATTTGTTGAAGAGCAAAATTCTGTACTTCTTCATTATACTTACTTTCATACAGCTTGTACATATCCTGCGGGCCTTTTAAATATCTAAAAGCTTCAGTAAGCACACCATGTAACAACATTGATTCTTGATAGGTAGACAAGAATGTATTGTTAGAAGATGTAAACTGTGGTGGATCTGTAATGTAATTGATTTGTACAGTGTAAGCGGAATCTGGTATTGGAGCCACAAGTATATTAAAATCATCCCAGTTAGCCCAATACTTAGGTAAACCTGTAGCAGCGTTGTTGTTATATTCTGAGATAAAACTTGTATCTCTTCTTTCAAGAAAAGTTCTTGTAGAGCCGTCAATCACTTGAACAGATCTCATTATGGTTAGATCTGCAGGTAATGATACGTATCTGTTTCCTGAAGTAAATGTAGAAGTTGAATATTTTCTTAAATCATCATAATCAACTTTACCGGCAACATCTAGTTCTACTGATCTTATAAATTCTTGTATAATACTATCTGATAAAACGTTACTGTCTACTTCAGTGTAGTTTCTTACTTGTGTTAAAAAGTTTGCGTACGTAACTGCCATTAAGTTATACTAACCTCCGCTTGACCAACTAATGCATCTAGTTGTCTTCTTCTATTTTGTAGGGAAGGATCAGCAGGAGTCATAGCTGATGTTCCTTGATTAATAAATGCAAAATCTCCTGGTAAAGATAAATTAGCAACTCCAACTGTAATTCCACCAGAATCAGAAATTGTTTGGTCGTCTGTAAATTCTTGAGTCGGTTGTTGAAACTTTTGATTTCTTGAATTTTGTAAAGCTATTGCATCAGATACATTGTACTTTCTTCTTATCTGTGGATGCTTGGGTTCAAACTCAGAATAATGAACTAAAGAACCATTCCATTCCTTCACCATCTCAGTGTATGGAAAAGCCATTCCTGATCTATCTGATATTGATTGTGATCTTTTTCCTGTAGCCCATTTTGGCATAATTATACTCCGTTAGGATAAAAAGATTGTGGAGTGATGTATGTAGATGTTCTTTGACCATCTTCATCTAACGCTCTTTTCAATTCATCCTCATAAATTAATTTATTTTGTTGTACAAGCTGTGGAGCTTTTTTCATAGCTAAGTAATATGCTAGTCCTGCGCACATGCATGGCAAAAATCTGTATGCAACATCTGCATCATTTGTGTATGCACCAGCATCTTCAATTCTTTTAATTACATAAAATTTCAATGTGTTGTATGTATTTAAATCAGGTGCCTGATACAAATATATATTTGGAGTAGTTTGTCTATCTACATAATATTGTGATGGTTGTCCCAATGCTAGTTTATTAGGTAATGCAGCATAAGCTGATCTATCGATTTTAGTCAAAGAAACATCTTGTGTGTTTACTCCATCTGATGCTGCTGCGCTTGAAGATACATAAGCTTCTAATACATCGTTAACATCTGCATCGACTGCATATTCAGCTTGACCAGACACTAAAGGTATTTCGTTTAATTCTGTTTTCCAAAGGTGAATACCTCTGTTACCCCATTCAGCAAATAATAAATCTAAACTTCTTCTAGCAGAACGCATTTCATAACCAGAAGTAGTGCTAAGACCACATCTTTCATAACCTTCATCAATTACTTCATCAATATTTAGGTTAAAGCTCGTAGTTCCTGAAGTTGCCATTTAAGTCCTTTTTACGGTTATACAATTTCTTAGATTGTATCACTTTTTGACTAAAGTTTGAAGACCTTAGACTTTTTGCTGTTGGGTTTCTTTTTAACTTGTAATTTTTTCTTTTTTTCACCCCTAGCACCTCTTAACTGGCCTTGAATCTGTTTTGTTATTTGCGATCTTCCTATTGGCATATTATATACTTAAGTTTTTATATTGATCTATTATACTCTTTGGTAGTATTTTTTCTACATCATAGTCAAGTTTTTTAATATGATCAGTCCTTACCTCGTGTATAGGTGCTCCTAGCACACCATCATCATATTCTAAGCCATTGAATTGAAATTTGTTTAAATTAATAGTTATTGAATCAATTTCTAAAAAATTGCATAAAGCATTTACTTTCAACTGAGGTTCATTTATCAGATCATTGTAGTTTATAAGAATATAATCTTCATTACTATTAATAATATTTCTAATTGACCTTAAATTTTTACCAATTGCACCATCGTCAGACATATAAAAATTAGATTGGTTTTCTATATCATCTCTGTAAAAACGCATAAAAGATGCTAAACATTCTAACGGTGACCTATATAAGATAACAAATTTTCTATTTGGATGTATTTCTCTAAGAATATTTAAATTATAAGGTGTGCCCCAAGGACCTTTATCGAGTACGTAAGTATAATTAGTATTGGAATAATAATTAGGAATAATTTTTCTCAACACATTATAATATGATTCTGAATTAGGAAAATTAAAGTATTTTTCATCTTTTTTTAATTTATAAATTTGATAAATCATTTCAATTACCAAACTGTGAGGACTCACTCCTAGATGACTATGGTTCACTAAAGCGCCTAATAATGTAGTCCCGGATCTTGGTAACGCAGTTAAAAAATTAATTTGTTTCATAATTGAAATTTATTATAAACCTTTTATGGACATCTGTTGGGTATATCACTTTATGGGGGTTTTGTGTATTAAATATTATTAATTTATTTTTGACACTTTCTATTTCTTGTATACCTTTTTCAGTCCTAATTTTAGTTACAGAATTACAGTTAGTTAAAAAAAATATCGCTGTAGTAGATTTTTCATTGTTATTGTCGGTATGATAGGCACATTGTAATGAGTCTTTATCTCTTAAAGTTAAATTAGCTCTTACATGAATAAAATTTTTTACATTTAATTTATCTACAAAAGGAACTATATGTTTATTAAAGTAAGGACTATTAATAGTATTGTTAAAATAACAATGATTAAAAAACCCATTTTTATTTAATCTATTTCCAGGAACATCTTCTTTTTTAAAAAACCATGGAAAATTTTCTGAATTTAAATCTTGTAATATATTTTTAAATAAATCAAAGTTTAAAAAATTGTTTTTTATTAGCATGCCCAATTTATAATGGAATACCTAATACCCTTTGTTACAGGTTTTACTTTATGAGGAAACATAAAATTACTTGGAAAAATAACAATGTCCCCTTGTTTAAACTTTATTTCATAGTCTTTAAATAATATAAATTCTCCACCTTCAAAATCGTCATTTAAAACACCTACCACACTTAAAATAGGTACGCCTTTTATTTTTCCATCAAACATTGAATGAATATGATCACAATGGATAGCCATTACATTATTTTCAAAATATTTATTAAATCTAATACCTGTAACGTGTTTAACACCAAGCCATGGATATTTTAGATAATTTAAATATTCAGTGATTCCATCATGTACTTTTTCCATTATAAGTTTACTTGATGGAAAATCTTCATGGCTCATTTGAAATTCGTTTTTACCCGATCTGTTTACTGGTATTTCTTTTTTATTGTCCCAAAAAGTATTTGATTCCCAATTAAGTTTTTTTGATTCTTCTATAGCCTGCTTGCAAACATCAGCAGGAATTATATTATGTAATTGAAAAACATATTCCTCCATGTTTCCTCTAAAATTAACTTCTATTTCACTCATTTGATAATATTTGTATTAAAAGATATTATTATTTTAAATGCTTCATTTTTATTTATAGGTGATTGATGTTTTAAAAAAGCAGGGAAAGTTAAAATTTCTCCTTCTTCAACCGTAATATCAATATTCATAATGTCTGTTTTTACAGAATCTGATGGTAATTGTAAATAAAATACGTTAGTAAAATTTGCTTTTGCATGTGTGTGTATTCCATGGAAATCGTTTTTAGCATAAACTTGAAACCATAAATTATCTAATTCAACCTCTTCAAAATTAAATTTAGATTTAAAATCATTTAAAAAATCTTCCATTATATTTTTTTCAAAATATTCTCTGTATTCTTTTTGCATGGTGTTGGGTATTTCCCAATCGGTATGAAATATTCTTTCATGTTTACCTACAAGAATTGTTTGCGGAATTTTAAATATTAAATTTATTATATTTTTCTTATGCTCCTGAAAATTTTTTACTTTATATTTACTTATATAATTCAAACTAAATCTCTAGCTTTTCCAATTACAGGTTTGTATTTTGTTTTACCTTCTGACTTGAAAGCCCATAAAAATTGTTTTCTAGGTTTGTCTGTTGTGTAACTACAATGAATCCAGCCCGAATTGGGTTCGCCAGGAGTGTAAAACTCGAGTATCAATTGATCAAATTCTAGGTTTGCATAAATCCAATCAGCCAATTCAGCATTGTCGGTTCCCATACATTCAAAGTCTGCAGCCTCAGCTTTTGCATGTTGGCTGTTAATTGAGCTACCTATTTTTAAACACAGCTGCTCGCTACGGAACCCTGATGTTACTTTTACTCTTCCGAAGTGATCACGTACTGGCTGTAAAATATTTTCACAAAGTGCTTTTAGTTTTTCTATCTGACCTGCATTAGGATTATTATTAATATCCAATCTAACAGCTGTATCAGATTTAATTAGTTCTTGAAGGGTAAAATTACGTGATAATTCCATATTAATAATCTAATAATTTGTAGTCTTTATAATAATAATTTTTTACGTAATCTTTCTGTTTTTCAGACAGTTGTAAAGTTCTATATTTTATTTCATTATGTAAAAAATTATACCTTATTATACTAAAATTAAAATTGTCTAACAACCATTTAGTAAATTCATCACCTAAACCTTCTTCATACCTATATAGTTTTGTATCATATGTTAAAAAATTTATTTGTGGTACCAACCAATTAGAACAATCATTATAAATAGAGTTATTTATAAAACAATTAAGGTCCTCTTGACTTCTAAAAATTTGTTTTATTTTATTATTACTTATTCTACCATACGTATTAATAGCACTTAAAAATCGATCCAAAGGGTCTCTAATAATTGAAAATTTATTGTAATTAGTATGGTCATAAAAGTATTCATATTCTGGAAAAGTTAAATGTGCTACTTCTTTACCTCTAAAAGTTTTTTCAAATTCAAAAAAACTTATTTTATAATTATTACTTTCAAATAACTCTTTTACATATCTTCCACCTGTTCGTGGTATGTGTATGTGTAAAACTTTATTATCAATTAACATTACAAAGGTATAAAAGATATATTAGGATTATCAAATGTATTATCTATAACATCAAAACCTAATGTTATTCTGTTGTCTTCATAAGGTTTACTTACTATTACTTTATGTTCAAGGTTACAAGGACCAATATAAATATTGCCAACTTCATTTTCAATCTCAAACCCATCTTTAAATATTGTTTTGGTTTTTTTGGGGTCTATAGATATATATCCATGAAATTTCCAAAAGTGATCATGCCAATCTAAACACTGATCCTGTTTGTGATAATTTATCCAACTTTGCATCCACAAACTTTTATCTGTTTTAGAATAATCAAATATAATTGTTTTTAGTTCTTTAAATAATTCTTTAAAATACTCATCTCCAGCTGTGACTGCAAAAATATTATATAAACCATAAAATTTAGTTGTATCAGCTCCATATAATAGTTTAGATATTTTTTTGTGAGCTTCATTACATTTTTCAATTAAAATGTTTTGATTATCAATTATAAATTTTGATTGTATAACCTTACGGTCCATTATTTGTCTGTAATAATTCTTTTTATAGATTTTGATCCATCAATATTATCTTCTAATTCTGCTTCTACCTTCCCGCACATATACTGAACATTAACATTTATATCACGTTCTGCAAGTCTTTTCCCCTTTAAACAATCACTCATTGATTGTTGTATTCTATGTTCTTTTAGCTCACCTGCTATAAACATACAGAGAGCAACTACACTACTAATGACTGTTTCCATTTGTATATTTTATTTCCCTGTTTTGATCTTTTAATTTTTCAATGTCATCTAACATTTTAGATATTTGTTTTTCCATAAACTCAATACGAAGTTTATTACTTGTATTCATTTCTTGATTAATTGTTAACTTCTCTGTTGTTTTATATAGGTCTTCAATTAACATAAATTGTTCAGAGTCTGCAGGTAATGATCCCATTAATCCTCTTGGCCATTTAATTCTAAATTCTGTATTCTTTTGAAGATCAGATTCCATTAACTGTAATCTTGTATTGTGTTGATTTTGCGTTTCAATAACACCAAAGTATGCCCAGGTGCCGATTGCAACGAGCGCGATCAAACTGGCAACCGTCTTCATAGGCATTTGAACGGCAGCCTCTTCCGATATTCTTAGTGGTTTATTGGACACTAGGCCCCCCACACAAAGCCAACAGCACTAACATAACAATAAGTAAACCTGTAAAATAATAATTCATTTTTAACCCAATCATAAATTTAAAGAGATTATCCATCATTGAACAAAGCTTGTCTAGAGCAGCAAAAAAATTATAAATCCATTTATCAATCATTTTTTTTCCATTTCATAAAACATTTTGTCCGTATCTTCTGTAACCATGTCGTTATCTTCTGCGTCCCAGTATGTAGTTTGAACTTTGTAATCTGGCCAGCTGTCATCAGTAGTATAACTGTTAACGTGCCAAAGAATACGATTATTAGGCTGAGCTGCATAATTCCCGTTAGCAAGAGCCAGTATATGTGCACACTTATGTTCTTGAGGGATTTCAGAATGTTCCACATCCAAAATATTACTTTCCGGATGAGCCCAATCAACTGTAAATAAATAGTTTCCATGATAAAATTTTTTATCTAAACCTAGAAATTTACCGTTTATACCAGCCAACCAATCAAAGCGATGAACACTAGGCCAATAACTAAAACAATTCCACAATTCCAATTCGTGCGTCTGCATATCCGGCACATCGGCTCTGTCATACGATTTTTGGAAAAACGCTGAGATAGGCAAGCGCCAAAAGCACGCGCCATTGGGAAGCATGATGTTAAATAAGATAGCCCGACCTGGAATAGAGACCAGACCAAAGATAACACAGTCACTAGACTCTCCTTGATGTTCTTTAAGATCATAAAGATACTCCTTTCTTACTTTACAGTATATTGGTGGTGTATTTGCATTTAAATAAGACATCTAGCATTTCCATCTTCTTCTAGCCTGTCTTAATCTTGAGTTAGGATCTGCTGCAGCTTTAGGAAACTTCTTCATTTGTCCTGCTGATCTTGCACAAAAAGACTTACGTCTCTTTGCAGCTTTTGATCCTGCTTTTACTTTGCCAGTTACGGCAGTTTTTAATTTTGATCCTGGATTTTCTCTTCGGTATCTTGCAACACCTGCTTTCGTCATACCTGCACCAGATTCAGTTTTTCTAAAATACTTTTTGGTTTTAGGGGGCTGAACATCAGCCCCTCTTTTAAAACCCGGTATGCTTTTATTCACACCATTCATTTAATTATCCATTCTGACCAATTAAATTAGGTCCTGAATATTTGTCAGTTAGCAACGTTGCTTTAGCTACAGTAAAAGTTGAAACATAAACACCTTGTGGAAATAAAATTCCATCTTCAGGAATATTTAAACTTGTAATATCTCCTGCAGGTACATTTGCTTCAAATAAAGTTTCTCCAGTTGCACTTGTTGTTTTCAACTGAACCACTCCTGAAGTAGCTAAGCCCGACAAAATAATTCCTTTCAATCTTACTGGTGGTGCGATAACCACATCAGAAGTTGCTGCAGAAACTATTGTTGCTTGTATATCAGCTTTAGCTGCCATAGTGTTCTCCTTTTAATTTATTAAGCTATTGTTGCACCTTGAACTGAAGTCGCAACCCAACCAATGGCGCTGTTCCAAACTAAAGTAACTGATTCAGCTACCGCATCGAAAGCAATTGTTGTTCCGCTAGCAAAAGTATCTGGAGTAACTGTTGCAGTTCCACCACCATCAACAATCATGTTAATGATTTTAACTTGTCCTGAAGTAGTTCCGTCAGCTAAAGTTACTGCTGCAGCACCTGCTCCTGTAGTAAGTTCTGTTACTAGATTTGTTAAATCAGCTGCACCTGCACCTGATAAAGCTTGAACACCACCAGTTATAGTTGCTCCATAAGTAGCACCTACTGTGATTGCACCTGTTGTTCCATTTTTTGTTATTGATTCAAAACCGTTTTCCGATCGGACTGGTCCTGAAAAAGTAGTATTAGCCATAATATTCTCCTTTGTGTATAGCCTTCGCCATGTAGTCTCTATACCGTCTGCCTAGCCAGTCTACATAACAAATTAATTAATCTAGGTCTTTGAATTATACATAAAAAAAGGGGCGATGTAAAACACCGCCCCTTCTAATTAATACTGTTAGTATTTATTAACTAGTTGGTAAGTTTCCGTTACCAAAAATACATCTTGGATCAGAGAATCCAAAAGAATATCTTTCTCTAGCTTTAAATCTCATGTTACCAGTATCGAAGTCACCTTCCATCGCTGTTTTGATTGGCGATCTAACGAACATTTTCATTCCGTTAGGTACGTCAGTCATCAAGAAATATGAATCAGTGTCAGTTAAAAAGTTATTAACTCTGTAACCTTCTGGTACCATACCCATTGAACCGATGGCATTGATGTCATTATCAGCAGTTCCAACTCTCATTGGAGACTTCATGATTCTCTCAGCAGTAAATTGTAATTCTTTTGGAATTATCATTTTTCTACCTGAGGCAGCAATTTTTAGACCTCTTTCGTCTACAAATCCTGCAATGTCAATCAATGATTGCTCAAGTGAAGTTTCGTTAAGGTCTGCAGCAGTTGCAAGAACGTTTGAGAAAGTACCACCAGTTGCTAATGGGTGAGCATTGTTAATTAACGATACTCCATCACCACCAGTAACAGTTGTTACTTGCGCGTTGTTCAATACGTTTGCAGCTTTAACTTGCTTCGTATTTGCCATAGATCTTGCAAGAGCTCTTGTGTATCTGCCCGCAAGTCTATCGTATAGGTTATCTTCGATCGCTTCTTCAGTGATAGCAAATGCTAAAGCGATTGTTTCGTGGTTGTATCTAGCTGTGAAAGTTTCACCTGCTTGATCGAACACTACTCCAGCACCTTCTTGTTTAGTTGGTGCAGAAGCGAAACCGCTTAACATTACTTCTTCTTCGAAAGCTCTGTCAGATGTTTCAGTAGTATAAATTTCAGCATGCTGATTTTCATATCTACTATATTCCAGGCCGAATAAAGCATTCAAACCTGGCTCTAGTTCTTTAACTAGTTGTGATCGTGAAATGGCCATAGTTATTCTCCTTTATCCTATATACCTGTACCACTTCTGTAGAAGTGATTGTTGATTCTAACAAGAATGTTAGCATTTGAAGTCGCAGTATCAGAATTATCTGGGTCCTGTGAAATGTCAATTGCTTGTACAACAAATGTAGATGCAGTACCTGTAGCAGATACATCTAATTGTACTTTTGATATTCCTGTTTGTGTTACACCTGTAGTGTTAGTAACAGAGTAGTTAGCATACAGATTAGCTCTTGTGAAAGCCTCATCAGCATCCATTAAAAACACAGCATCTGGATCATCAACAACGAACGCAGTAATGTCGCTCGCTACCACTGAACCAGGGTAGTAGTTTTTGTATGTCGGCTTTTGAGTAGTTGGATCTGTATAAAACACTCCGTTAAAAACGCCCACAACAGCATCACTAGTACCAGCAGTATGTCTTTCAATATTTCCTGCAGCAGTTGGTTGAACCAAATCGCCTTGGAAAATTGCAGTGCCATAGTTACTAGCAATTGTGTATCTGTTTTGAGCTCCTACTAATGGTGTTCCGTCTAGTTTTCTGTACGGTCTTAGACCGAACTTTTCACTTACGTTTGCCATAGTTGTTTTCTCCTATTATGTTTATATTATCCAAGCTACATCGGGTAGGTAATGCAAAAAAATTATTTTTTACGACTACCACCAAAGGTAACTCTAGACTGCCTATTAATATTAATGGGCATGTCCGGGTGTTGCTCCTTCATAAGATCCCTATCAATCGCGTCCGTTCTGTCTTGAGTAATTTTTCTAAAATACTCAGCGCGTTGTTTCAAAATCTCCTCCGGTATCCTTGCCAACACAAGGCCACCAATTCCGATTAAACCAGCGTGTTTTCCTTCATGGATAACAGGGTAGTCATTTTCACCGATCTCACTTAAAATAGTTTCGGCTTTAACGAATTCCCAACCTTCTCTCAGTTTCTTAGATACATTACCTGGATCTTCGAATCCTGCAGTTGAAGTTCTTATCCATCTGTGTGCATAACCATGCGGTGCAGCTGGCGCATCCAAACTGGATGGTGGAGTCCAATCTTTTTTACGAGTTGATTTTTCTCTCGTACTAGACCCGCGTGAAGTTTTGTAGTTTTCCATTTTAAGCTCCTTCCTTCACGTATTTTGCGTATTCCTCTAGTGGCACCCCTAATTTCTTAGCGATAACTACCTGCGACTTGGTGAGTTTCACAGACTTGCGTCCACCTGACCTTCTACTAACAGAAGCTACATTCTGGACGGGTGCAGCTTTAGTTGTTTCTTCAGCAGAAGATTGAGCAAATTTCTGAGGGAAATACTCCTTCATACGTTTGTTGATTTGATTATAGTATTCATCACTCTCAGATTCAATCCCCTCCTGCAACAGGTCTTCATGTATTCCCATAGCTGCAGAAGTCATAACTCTATCAGATCCAAACCAATTATTATCTTCAGCCCATTGCTGTGCTTTATAGCTAATTTGAGGTTGTGGAGCCTGTGAGTCTTGAACAGGTTGTGATTCTACTTCTTTTTTCCTTGACTCTTTGTCCTGTAGAGTCATTGAAACTTTTTCTTTTTCAACTGCTAATTTAGTCAAAGTATCCTGAGCTTCTGTAATTGCATCAGTATCCTGTGAGTCATAAGCAGATTTTAATGCAGCTTTTGCTTTATCTCTTTCAGCATCAATTCTTGCATTATATTCTTTTAGATAATTAGTATCAGTTTCTTCAAACTGATTTTGAACATTATCATATTTGTTTTTTAAACCTTTCGCATAATCAAGCGCTGCTCTTTCTTTTCGCTCAGCTTCTTTTATTTGAAAAGTTAATTTCTTAATCCTTTTTTGAACTTTTTCAGAATAGCCTTCTAAGTCAGCATATTCCGAATCTGTTTCTTCGTGTCTTTGTTCAAATTTAGGTTTTGTTTCTTTTGGTTCAACTTCTTCAGATGCTTTAGCCTCATTCAAAAGTTCTTTAGCAGTTTTTTGATTTGATACATCTGTATACCCAAGATCAACATCTTCTTTTTTTTCAAAAGCAGTTGTATCCTCTTGAGGTGTTTCTACGTTAATTGTTTCTTCATTTACTCCATCTGTATCTATTTCAACAGATGCTTGATTGTTTTCTTCAGCCATTTAATCCTCCTTAATAATGGTGCAAAATATCGTTGGGGTCACTTATAGTTGAAATGACTTCATCA